CTCACAGCTCACCATAGATGAATACATCTTTGACTCCAACCCCAGCAAATCTAAAATGGCTATTACCTTTGGTCTTGGTACGGCTAGATTTATTACTGGCGGTCTAAACAAGATAGATAAAAACAATATAGATCTTAAAACACCCACAGCAAATATAGCAATTCGTGGGACTGATTTTACAGTTACCGTAGATGAAATAGGCAGGTCTTTGCTAATACTTTTACCAGATGAATTTGGTAATTCTAGTGGTGAGATATTAGTAACTACAGCCATGGGTACAGTTACACTAAACAAACCCTACGAAGCTACAACCGTAGATGTCTTTGAAAAATCACCCAGCTCACCTGTCATCTTAGACCTAACACTAGACCTTATAGACAACATGCTTATTGTTAATCCGCCTAAAGAAGAGGTAGTTGCAGAAGAAACAACACAAACCAAAAAGAAAAACATATTAGACTTTGATGGTTTAGATGAGGACTTTTTAGAAGAAGATTTCTTAGACTCAGAGAAAGAGCTAGAGTTTACAGAGCTAGATATAAACTATCTTGATGTAAACTTCTTAGAAGATTTACTAGATGTCATAGACGCACTACAAGAAATACAACAAGAAGATCAGCTAGCACAAGATGCCACATCTACTAATATTGTTGGTACTAAACTAGGTCAAGACTTAGGTACCCAAATAACATCTTTTATAACAGGAGAAGTATTAACACTTATGCGTAGCGTTAGTGATACAGCTAGAGTAGATATAGACTCTGCTGGTAGTTATACTGTTATCTTTATACAAGATGGTGCATCCAATGTTATTAAAATAAATGGTGGTACTGGCAGCACTATCAAAATCACTCAAAGTAATTAATGAAGCGACTACTATTCACCATACTTATAATACTACTGTTGCCTGTCTTATATCAGTCAACGCCAACAGAAACATTAAAACTAAAAGTATTTGATTATCTTGTACCTCAACAAGATCCTTCTGGCTATTTTACAATTTTAAATTTAGATGAGGAGTTTATAGATCAGGAGGGAGGATATCCTATACCGAGACAAAGATTGGCAGAAATTAATAAACAGATATTAGATAGTAGTGCTTTAGGGGTCGGTTGGGTTATTGCCTTTCCCCATCCAGATCGGCTTGGGGGAGATAAAGAATTTGCAGAATCCCTACAACAAGGTACATCAATATTAGCAATGTTTGAAGCCCCAAATCAAATATACCCAAAAACAGTTGGAACGGTAATGTTAGGATCAGGAAAAGGTGGTATGTTGTCCGAAGGTGTAGTTCAAAATACTATCAACCTTAGAAATTATATACAACAGGGTATTGCAACTGCACCTACCGATATTGACAATTTAGTCAGAAGAATTCCCTTGTTATTAAAAACACCAGATGGTTATGTTCCTGCTTTTGGTACAGAGGTGTTAAAGGCATTGGTTGGTGCTGATACTTATGTAATTAAAAGCAATGATCTTGGAATAGAAGAGATAAGAGTTAAAGGGTTACCACCAGTTAAAACCGATAGCCTTGGTCGTAAGTGGATTAGTTGGGTGAATACTCCACAAACTAATTTACAAGAAATGAATGTGGCAGGTAAGTTTGTTTTTGTTGGAATAACAGCCCCGGGAATTATGCCACAAATTGCAACGCCAGCAGGATTGTTAGAGCCACACAAAATTCAAGCAGCATTATCTGAATCAATTCTTATAGAAAACTCTCCAAGAATTCCACAATGGTCATTAGTAGCTGAAATTTTAATTTTTGGAATTTTCGTGTCCCTGACGTGGCTTGTAATCAATTATCTTGGTGTAGTTAAGGGTCTAAGTATTGCTATAGTTTTGCTATTCACCACAGGCTTCTTAGGAGTTTTTAGTGTTCAGAAAGGTTATTTAATAGATTTTTCATGGACTTTCATATCACAAATCATAACTTCTACCGTTGCCTTTTATATTAACTACAAAAAGCAATATAAATTGCGTCAACAAATAAAAAAACAGTTTGAACATTATTTAGATCCAAGGCAAATTAAAAGACTTCAAGATAATCCTGACCTGTTGAAACTTGGGGGAGAGAAGAAAGAGGCAACATTTTTATTCACAGATGTGAGAGGATTTACTTCTTTATCAGAAAGACTGACACCAGAAGAAGTAACAGCAATAATGAACAAAGCCTTAACTATACAATCAGACGCTGTGCAAAAAAATGGTGGCATGGTGGATAAATATATTGGTGATGCAATGATGGCTATATTCAACGCACCTATAGATTTAGATGATCATAGAAACAAAGCAGTGGAGACAGCAATAGAGATAACTAAAAATATGAAGGAAGCAGGACTGGGTATAGAAATAGGTATAGGTATTAACACTGGTGAAGCTGTTATAGGTAACATGGGTAGTGATACTAGGTTTGATTATTCTGCGATTGGTGATTGTGTAAACACGGCAGCAAGACTGGAGTCTGCAACTAAGGAGGTTGGAGAAGATATATTGATAGGCTATCCCACTGCCATAGATTGCAAATTTAGGTTAAAATTACTTAAACCAATTAATGTTAAAGGCAAGAGCCAAAAGCTGTCAATTTATACAGTAGAAAGAGGTAAAGAAAAATGAAGTTTGGATTAATTAAAAATGTAGTGGGAGCAATAGCACCAACACTAGGTTCTGCTCTAGGAGGACCTTTGGGGGGTCAAGCGGCTAGTGTAGTTGCAAAAGTATTAGGATGTGATTCAGATCCAAAATCTATTAATACAGCTATTCAACAAGCATCACCAGAACAAATGATAGAACTTAAAAAAGCAGAACAAGCTTTTGAAGTTCAAATGAAAGAGCTAGAAGTAGATGTATTTAAATTAGAAACACAAGATAAACAAGATGCTAGATCTAGATTTAGTAAAGATTGGACTGCTAGAATAATAGGCGTGGCTGTTGTTGGTGGATTTATGGGTTATATATTTCTTGTTACCTTGCAACCACCAGAGCAAAACAGTGAAGCATTGATTAATTTAGTTCTAGGATATCTAGGCGGATTGGCTAGTGCTGTGATATCTTTTTACTTTGGTGCATCTCAATCAGACGATAAAAAGGAATAAACGTGGCAGGATTTAGACTTACAGCTTTTAGCGGACTTAATGAAAAGATCGCCCCAAGACTGTTGCCTGAAGATGTAGCACAAGATGCAGAAAATGTTTTTTTAGATAGAGGTAGAATAGAGAGCTTACCTCAAGATGTAAATGACGAATCAGAACCAAGCTCACATCCAGCATCAGATATAGATGGCACGACAAAAACAATATTCAAAGCAACAGATAACGAATGGTTTACTTTTTCAGACGATGTAGATGTTATTAAAAGTCCAATTAAAGAAGATTCTTTTAGTAGGTTTTATTTTACAGGAGTAAGTGGACTTTCAGGATTCCCAAGGATGGTAGATGCCTCCAACGGTATATCAGGCTCAGGACCGTATCCTGTAACTTCATACAGACTTGGCTTACCAACTCCCCCAGCTTTTACAACAGGACCAGTTATTGACAATACAACAGCAGCAGAAGGTGCCGCTACAAGTTCAAGAGCATATGTTTATACAGAAATAACAAGTTTTGGAGAAGAAGGTCCGCCTAGTGTTGTTACAGCAGATGATATAGTAGACGCAGCAGATGGTGCAACAGCAACCTTGGCATTGCCAGCGGCAACTAGTGGTGTCTACACTATAGCTAAAAGAAGAATTTATAGAGCAGACTTAAATGGTATATTCAGATTTGTAAAGGACGTATCAGGAACATCAGCAGGAGATACAACAGAGTCAGTTAAGGACAGCTCACTCGGGGAAGAAATAGAATCAACAGACAACTTAGCACCCCCAGATGAAGTAACATCAAGCCATCCAGATGGACCTATGTTTGGTATTACTACTATGCCAAATGGAATAACAGCAGGCTTTAGTGGCAACACACTATTGTTTAGTGAGTCTTATTTGCCACACTCATACCCTATTGCAAATCAGCTAACAACAAAAGAAAATATTGTTGGTATTGTTTCTATAGCCTCTGGGTTATTAGTAACAACAAAAGGCAAACCACTTATAGCGGGGGGAACAGATCCTTCGGCAATGTCTTTGGTAGAAATAGATGCAAACCTACCAAACTCTAACAAAAGATCATTGGTTGATATGGGTGAGTATGCTATATACGCATCCCCAGATGGCTTGGTTATAGCAAGTAACTCAGGTGTTAGCTTAGTAACTCAACAAATATTTACTAGAGATCAATGGCAGAGCTACTATCCAGATAATATTGAAGCCTATGAGTATGAAGGAAAGTATTTAGGTTTTACTTGGGATGGCTCTAATTCAAGTACAAAGAAGGGTTTTATTTTTGATCCAAGAGGACAAAAGAATGCTTTTGTTAATTTAGATTTCTATGCTACTGCTGGATTTAATGACAGAGAGAGTGATGAATTATATTTGGTTATAGGTGGTACTCTTAAAAAGTTTGCTAGATCTTCTAGTGCAAGAACCTATACATGGAAATCAAAAGAGTTTTATAGCAACCTTCCTATTTCCCCCGGGGTAGCCAAGGTTAGTGCTGAGTCTTATAGCAGCTTAACATTTAAACTATATGCAGATGGCTCTTTAAAACACACTCAAACAGTAACAAGCAACGATCTCTTTAGATTACCCGGAGGGTATAAGGCAAAATCATTTTACATAATTTTAGAGGGCACAGACCCAATAAATGAAATTTGTGTATATGAAAGCCCTAGGGAGATTACCTAATGGCAAAGTCTAAAGGTACTTTTGTAGTACCAAGAAATTTTGATCATGAGGGGAAAAGATTTGCTACAAAAGTTAACGAATCTATAGCACAGCTAAAAGGGGAGATAGGAAATCCTCTTGACTCTGCTGTAACTTTTAGAGATTTAATTACTGCTGGATTAGCTAAAAGAGACATTAGAATCGGAGCTAATGGAAAAATTATTGGAGGTGGAGACCCACCACCACCAAAAGATCCACCAGAGATTCCCCCAGCACCAACAGGCGTAAGTGCAGACGGTGCTTTTCAAAATATAGTTATTGAATGGGATGTTCCAACATTCTCTGGTTTTTCTCATGCAGAGGTTTGGGTTGCTTCCACATCTAGTTTTGCAGACAGAGTTTTTGTTGGTCAAACAACGGCAGCGGTATTTTCTCATCAGGTTGGTAATGGTCAGACAAGATATTATTGGATTAGGTTTGTTAATACAGAAAATGTTGTAGGACCATTTAACTCTACAACAGGGACACAAGCATCAACAGCACCAGATATAGCTGCATTAATGACTGAGCTTTCTGAAACCTTACAGGATCTGCCGGGGTATTCAGTTATAACCAATTTAATATCAGGAACAGCAGCCGCAGCAGCAACAGTTATTAGAAGTGATGCAGAGCCTACAACAAGATCCAATGGAGATGCCTTAATTGGAAATGATATTTGGATAGACACTAATGATAATAATCAAGCCTATTTTAGAAACGCAGCTAACAGTGCTTGGATTGCGGCAAGAGATTCTAACCTTATAAGTTTATACAATAGTTTAAGTTCAACAGTAACAGCAAATAGCTCAAGTTTAGCTACAGCACAAAGCGATATAATAACATTAACAACTGACACAACAGCAAATTCTTCTGCGATTACAAGTTTAACCTCTACAGTAAACTCTAATACTTCAGCCATTTCAACAGAACAGACTACTAGAGCAAGTGCAGATAGTGCTCTTGCAACAGATATAACAAATTTAACATCTACGGTTAATAGTAACACCTCTGCTATATCTACCGAGGCAACAACAAGAGCCAGTGAGGATAGTGCACTAGCTACAAGCATCACCAACCTAACCTCTACCGTTGATGGCAATAGTTCTAATATAACTACATTAGCAACAACCACGGCTGATGCAGAAGATAATTTAGATGCTATGTATGTTATTCAGGCATCTACAGAATCTAATGGAAGCGTTTCAGTGGCGGGTATGGTTATCGGCTCTAATGCTGATAGCGGAAATGGTGCTCAATCATATGTTCAGTTTCAAGCTGATAAATTTGCAATATGGAATGGAACTAATAATAACACGGCTCCATTTATTGTTAGTGGCGGTACTGTTTTTATGGAAAATGCAATGATCCAAGATGGGGCTATAACAAATGCCAAAATTGGAAACCTAGCTGTTGATACCGCAAAGATAGCAAACCTAGCTATAACAGATGCAAAGATGGCGAATCTGTCTGTTGCAACTGCAAAGATACAAGATCTTGCTGTTGATAATGCAAAGATAGGAAACTTAGCTGTAACCAACGCAAAGATTAATGATTTGAGTGCTGAAAAGATTAATGCTGGTTTAATTAATTCAGACAGGGTTAATGTAGATACACTTAATGTAAAACACTTCGATGATGTAAGCTCTGACATAAAAAGTCATACAGGTGCTTTTGTTCCTTTAGGGGTTTTTGGGAGCTCTTTTCAAAGAGGGTCAACAAACTTTACAACACAAACATCTTCAACAGGCACCTACTTATCCACAACCATAGGTAGTGTTAGAAATGGTGCTAAGTATCAGGCAATATGGACTGGGGTTTATGGCGACTGTACAAATGGTGTATTAGAATATAGCGTCAATGGTTCAACCTATGTTCAGGCTGCTGGAGGTATACAAAATGTAACTTTTGCAGCGGGGACTTTTAGGACATACGTCTTTGCATATTCAGGAACCATAAGCGGTCTCTCTAGTAGCTCAACGACTGTTTATTGGCGTGTTAGATGGATAACTAAACTTAGAAGCACATATCAATCTTTGTATGTGTTTATAGATAATACACAATAAAATGGCAGACTATACTATATATAAAACAGAAACAGGTGATATAACAACTTGTGGAACTACTAACCTTACTATTAATGACATTATTTTAGAAAGCGATGAGTCAATCATCGAGGGATTATATGAGGCAGAAAATTATAAAATAATTGAAGGAGAAGCTGTTCAGCAAAATATTTCAATATGGAACTCAATAAGACCCATAAGAAATACTATGCTGTCTGAGTCAGACTGGACACAGTTCCCAGACAGTCCTTTATCAGATTCCAAGAAAACAGAATGGTCAACTTACAGACAACAATTAAGAGATCTGCCCTCAACTCAGTCAAGTGCAACAAGTATAGATGATGTTGTATTCCCCACAGAGCCTTCTTAATTGGTAATATAATGCTACATTATTATATAATTTAATGGTATCTTATGGATAAAATGCTATCACAAGTAGATGTTAGAACTTATTGGGATTTCATAGAACCGGGATTGCGGGAAATAAAAAAAGAAGCAAACCCAGAATGGAGACCAGAAGACATATACTCAGCACTAGTAAGTGGGATAGCAGAGCTTTATGTAGATGTAGAGCAAGACCCATGTGAGAGCTTTATTATTCTACAAGTAAAGCCTAGTGTTTTTAAAGCTACACAGTCATTGTTAATTTGGGTGGCTTACGATAAAAGAGAAAATGCTAACGGCAAATACATGGAGTATATTGAACATATGGCTGAACAAAGAGGTTGTAATAAAGTAGAGTTTTGGACACCTTGGAAAGGATTAGCAGATGTCTTGTCTCATATAGGTTATGAAACAAAACAATACATAGTGGAGAAAAAAATATAATGTCAGGCGGCGGCGGATCAACA